TATTCAGCGCGAGCTTGAATGGTATAAATCTGAGTCATTAAATGTAAACGACATCCCAGGTGGTGCGCCAAAAGTATGGAATGACGTAGCTGACCAACATGGATACATCAATTCAAATTATGGTTGGTGCATATATAGTGGCGAGAATGGTAATCAGTATGAAAATGTTCTAAATGAATTGAGAGAACGTCCAAATTCTCGTCGTGCTATCATGATCTATACAAGACCTCATATGCATTATGATTACAAGTTTCTTGGTATGAATGACTTCATGTGTACGAATACTGTTCAGTACTTGATACGTGATGACAAGCTACACGCACTCGTCAACATGAGATCAAACGATGTAGTATATGGATATAAGAATGATTTTGCATGGCAACAGTATGTTGCTCTTCAATTGTGTGATGAACTTGGAATTGAATTTGGAGATATAATATGGAACGTGGGATCTCTTCACATCTACGAGAGACACTTTCATCTGATCAAAGAATAATTCCTGACTGGGATTACAAATACTGTGAGTTAGCTAAGCATATATCACGATGGTCTAAAGACCCATCTACGTGTGTAGGTGCTGTAACCGTAGGCCATTCTGGACAGATCTTGTCGCAAGGCTATAATGGTTTTCCTCGTGGAATACGTGATTCATCCAAGCGACTAGCAGACAAGCAAGAAAAGTACAAGTATATGGTTCATGCTGAGATGAATTGCATATACAATGCTTCTCTCAATGGAGTTTCATTAAACGAATCAACTCTTTATGTGTATGGCTTACCGGTGTGTTCAGAGTGTGCTAAGGGTGTTATTCAAGTTGGTGTTAAAAAAATCATCATATATACACCAGAGATTTCGTTAAAAGAGTTTGAAGGAAAATGGTTAGACTCTTTTGTGATTACAAAAAGCATGTTCGATGAAGTTAATTTGGAATATCATTGGTATGATTCAGGATGCATTTAGAGTTATTGTCGTAGGGATAAACCCATCAAACCGACATACGCATGTAAGAGTGTATAAGAACTCAACATTCTCTACACTACTTAGATGGATGGATCATTTAGGTATTAAGAATTTTTCTTTCATCAATTGTATTGATGTACGTGGTGAATATAAAAGCAATAAGATTGATTATAACTTGCTCGAGAAAAGTATAAATAAAAAATATAAAGTATTAGCTCTCGGTGATTTCCCGTCTAAAGCTTTGAAGAAGTTAAACATAGATCATTTTAAGCTGCCTCACCCATCACCGAGGAATCGTCAATTAAACGACAAAGCATTTGAATCATTGATATTAGAAGAGTGTAGAAGTTATATTTATGATTAAAGACATTGTAATATTATTAGCACGCGGTGTCGAAGGATGCGGCGTAACAAAACATACTGTAGAACTATGCAAGTGGTTTGAAAAGAATAATTACACTTACACAGTAGTTGCATCTAAAGACAAGACTTGGTCAAGAAAGAAGTGTCATGATGTAAAGAACTTACAAGAATATAAGTTCTCATCAACTTCTGAGATCGATAAAATCATAGATAGATGTAGTCGTGCTGACTTAATCATTCTTAACTCACTCCCATCCAAGAGCAACGATCGTGGCAAGGGGCACGGTGATGATTGCGTTAATGGTTATAAACGTATCTTAGAATCTGTGAATAAGCCATTTGTTCTTATACAGCATGATCATATCATGCACTCTATAAAGCGCAATGAAGCTTTAAAAGAATCTATTGATAAAGCAAAAATTATTTTTGCACACAGTGATACTGGTGATTTTGCTGCTGTAGTTAATGAAGACCATTCTACCGGAACAGCTGCTTCTTTAATGAATTTCATTGAAGAAGAGAAAAAGCCATTCTATACTTTTCAACCGGGAATGATGTTTGATGAATTGCGAGAAAAGTATTGGCAACCAATTGAGAATCAAGACCCTAAGTCACACAAATGGATCGGAAGAACTACATCATGGAAAGGCTACAACATGATGTTGGATTTTCATAATAGGTACTTGATGCCTAATGGTTACTTGACTACACTTGAAGGAATTGAAAGATCTCCAGCTTTCATAGACTTTAAAGCAAAGCACACAGATAAGTTTATAAACTACGTCGTAGGATCAACCGACCCAAATACGATAGACTTATCTAAGCACTACGGTGATTATGCTGTGTGCTTTAGTTTGTATACAAACGATAAGATGTTGAGCAGGGCTTCAAAGACAGCTTTCTGTTATCAACTTTCTATACTGGCACCAAAATATATCAAACATTCAATTGAATACACACATTGTGAGCTAGCAGCAATTGGAACTATTCCAGTATTTCGTAAAGAATACGGAGATGCATGTGTTCATCGAGCACAGGGTAAACCTTTAACTGAATGTAAAGACAGTGGTACAATTTGGCTATCAGAAAATAATATGAGTGACACAATAAATTTGATAAATAAATTGTCAGTCGATGATGTGATGAGAGACGAACATCGGCACACGGCATATAATTTTTATAAAGAACACCAAGATTCATCTTATGTGTTCACTGATATGATGGTGAAGATACAAAAGCATGTTTAAACACGCAACTATAGTCCCGCTTATTGGTGGCGAAACAATAGGCTCTATGAAAGCATTTGGTACTCCTCCTGAGTATCTTATGTCTTATAAAGCATTCAGCAAGAATGATTCCCATATTGTCAATTATTTTCAAAATAGTATACCATATTATGTTCTAGATGACGATGCAAAGCCAAACAAGAAAGTTGATGTTGTAGGATCAGTTTGTCCTTGTGCAGGATTGTCGATGTTGTCTCAAGGTTATGGCGATGATAATCCAAACAACAAATGGTTGATAGAAACTACAAAGTATGTTCTTTCTGAACTTAAACCTCAAGTGCTATGGGGTGAAAATGCGCCACAGTTGATAGGTAAAATCGGTATCAACATTCGTGCACAGATGTATAAGATCGGTCGCGATAATGGTTACAGCATGACGATTTATAAAACAAGATCTCTGCTTCATGGCATTCCTCAAGTTAGAGATAGAACTTTCTATTTCTTTTGGAAAGGCGATAAAGTACCTTTACTCAATTACTATGAAACGCCTCTTACTCGCATTGAAGATGTTATTTTAAATGTAAAAACAGATAGTCAGATGCAACCTATCAACCCAAACAAACCAACTGATGATCCGTACTATAAGTTTGTCTTGGAAGAAATACATGGCGGGCTAACACATCGTCAATTTTTTGATTCTGTTGAATCTGACAAAGAAATAAACATTGCAATCTATGCGCAAAAGATGGGGTACAACTATAAGCAAATCGGCGATTGGATGAATAACAGAGGTTACGAAAAAGAAATTAAAAAATGCATGTACAAGTTTGATAAGTTGAACGATGGAAAGAACATAATGCAAAGAGGAACAACTGTTCCTAAAGGTTATATCGGGGCTTTTGTAAGTCACTATCCTCTAACACTAACACATCCTCATGAAGATAGATTTATAACGTATAGAGAAGCAATGTCAATTATGGGTATGCCAGAAGACTTTGAATTATTGAATGCTAAGAGATCCGTTAATCACATTTGCCAAAATGTTCCAGTTCAAACCGCAGTAGACATGGCAACTGAGATACGTGAGTATCTATTGGGCCATAGAGAAATGATTGACAGTACATATGTCTTTCAGTATAATCAAAATAAGACACATAAAATTATGGACGAAACCGCCTCAACACTAGAAAGGTTTTTTTGATGATTGATTACAAATATAATGAAGATAGTGCGTTGCAAGAAATAAAATCATATATAGATTCTACATATACTCAGCACTACAGCGGTAAGTATCAAGCAACTGATATGATTATTGATGCGGGCCATGGTACAGGATTCTGCATTGGTAACATAATGAAGTATGCAAAGCGTTATGGTAAGAAAAATGGATACAATAAAAAAGATCTTTTAAAAATCATACACTATGCAATGATTCAATTGTATGTACAAGATCATGATGTAGAAGATGAACAAATTAAGAGTGTTAAACTTTCTCCAGCAGAAGACTCTATATTTGCCCTGCTTAAAACAGGACCTATATCTGATGACGTATGTTATAGAAATATCCCTATTGACTCAGTGTCTAAAATGTGTCAAATTTGTGACTGTTGGAAAAGTAAATAAAGGAGAATTGAATGAGTGAAGAAAACACACAACCTACTAATAATGGGTTTCAGGTTAAAGTTCCTGTAGAAGTTCTAAGACAACGTAAGTTGTTTCTTGCTACACCGATGTATGGTGGCCAGTGCACTGGCATGTTTGCTAGGTCCGTTGCTGATCTTGCTGCGCTATGTACGCAGTACGGTGTGCAGTTACAGCTATACTTCTTGTTTAATGAATCACTAATTACGCGAGCAAGAAACTATTGCTGCGATGAGTTCATGCGCTCAGGTGCAACTCACTTGATGTTTATTGATTCAGACATTGGGTTTAATCCTCAAGATGTAATTGCGTTACTTGCTATTCAGGATGAAACTAGTCCTTATGATGTAATCGGTGGCCCTTATCCTAAGAAGTGTATCTCATGGGAAAAGATCAAGATGGCTGTCGATAAAGGTGTTGCTGATGAGGATCCAAATCGTCTTGAAAAGTTTGTAGGTGATTACGTTTTCAATCCTAAGTCTGGTCAGACACAGATTCCAATTGGACAACCAGTTGAAGTTTCTGAGATTGGTACTGGATTCATGATGATTCGTCGTCGCACTTTCGAAAAGTATGCGGAAGCTTTCCCAGAACTTTCTTACAAGCCTGATCATGTTCGCACGGAACACTTTGATGGATCTCGTGAAATCATGGCGTACTTTGATTGCATCATTGATCCAGACTCAAAGCGATACTTATCGGAAGATTACATGTTCTGTTACAACGTACAGAAGATGGGTGGCCAAGTTTGGTTCTGTCCCTGGATGCAGTTACAGCATGTTGGTACTTATATTTTTGGTGGTTCATTGGCAGATCTTGCGTCGATTGGTGCGGCAGCAACGGCGGATGCAGGACTTCTAAAAAGAAAGAAGTGAGGTTAATACTATGAAGTTGAGTACGAAGACTCTACAGGTGCTGAAGAATTTCAGCACCATCAACCCTTCGATTATGTTTGAGGCAGGTAGCCAATTGGCTACCATCTCACCTCAAAAGACAATTATGGCAAAAGCGAAGATTGATGAAACTATTGAAACCGATTTTGGAATCTTTGATTTAAATAGATTTCTTGGTGTGTTGTCTCTTTTTAATGATCCGAGTCTTTCATTTCATGAAAACTTTCTAAAAATTTCAGATGGAGGTAAGAGCGTAAACTTTATCTTTGCAGATCCAGTTACCATTGTTCTTCCTCCCAAGAAAGAAATTAAGTTTAATGATCCTTATGTTTCATTCACTCTAAGCAACGAAACGTTTCAAAGTGTTATGAAGGGAGCTAACGTTTTACAGCTTCCAGAAATTGCAGTTGAAGGAAGTAACGGAAGACTATACTGTAAGGCGGTTGACGTTAAGAGTCCTACCAATAACTCATTTGAAATTGATTTACAGGAAGAAACTAAAAAGTTTAAGATTATTTTTTCATGTAGTAATCTAAAGCTTTTGAATAAAGATTATAATGTAATGATCACAAAGGGTATTGCGCGTTTCGTTTCAACTGATAATGAAATTGAATACTATATTGCTACTGAAACTTCTAGTACATATGGAGATTGATAATGATTGAACAAGATAAGAATGAATTGCGTGGTGTGTTGCAAGAGATCTCAAACTCAATGACGAGAATGGATGCTGAAAAAGAATACATTAAAGAAGCCATAGCCGCAGCATCTGAGAAGTACCAACTCAACAAGAAGTACTTACGGAAGATGGCTAAAGTGTATCATCAAAATAACTTTACAGATGAAGTATCTGATATGGAGGAGTTTCAAAAGTTGTACGAAACAATCATTCTTTCTTAATTGGAGTTATACATTATGGTTCGTGATGATTTTTTGTGGTCTCAGGCATATCGTCCAAAAACGGTGTCTGAATGCATTCTTCCAACTGACTTGAAGAATACTTTTCAACAATTTGTAGATAAAGGTTCAATCCCTAACATGCTTCTAACTGGCCGAGCTGGAGTAGGTAAAACTACTGTAGCACGCGCCATGTTAGATCAGCTTGACTGCGATTATATGGTTATAAATGGTTCAATGAATGGTAACATTGATACACTGAGAAATGACATCAGCCAGTTTGCATCATCCATGTCGTTGGTTGGAGGAAGAAAGTATGTTATTCTTGATGAAGCAGACTATCTAAATCCTAACTCAACTCAACCCGCGCTTCGAAATTTCATGGAAGAGTTTTCGAAGAACTGCGGATTCATCTTAACATGTAATTTCAAGAACAGGATCATTGAGCCTCTTCACAGTCGATGCACTGTGATTGATTTTAAGATTCCAAACAATGAAAAAGATAAGATGGCTTCTCAATTTTTAAAGAGAATTAAATCTATCTTAGAAAAAGAAGAAGTTGAATACGATCAAGCTGCTGTTGCGCAACTAATCATCAAGCATTTTCCTGATTGGCGACGAGTATTAAATGAACTTCAACGCTATTCTGTAAATGGTAAGATTGATTCTGGTGTTCTTGTAAACACTAGTGATGATAACATTAAGAAACTTATTGGGTTTCTTAAAGAAAAGTCGTTTAGTAATATGCGTAAGTGGGTTGGTGAAAACAGCGACATCGACACCTCAATGCTTTTTCGTAAGCTGTATGATTCTGCTTCTATTGTTATGAAACCAGCTTCAATTCCACAATTGGTTTTGATTCTTGGTGATTACCAATATAAAGCTGCATTCGTTGCTGATCCTGAAATCAATATTGTTGCTTGTTTGACTATGGTTATGACTGAATGTGAATTTGTATGAAGCCTTTTGATTATGTAAACTCTGTTACAGATAATAAAAAGAATATAATGATAGGGACTGAGAATGATGAATTAGCCGAGAAAGGATACGTTCCATACTTAACAAATAAATCGTTATCTTATCATATGGATTCTATTCTCTATGCTAATGAGATGAATCAACATCCTTTTCTTGATAATAAACTTCAGTATGAATACTATCTTCATGGAATTTCTAAAAAGAAAAGATTTAGTAAGTGGACTAAAAAGGAAGATAACGAAGATATTGAAATAATCTCCCAATGGTACGGCTGCAACTACTCCAAAGCAGCTGAAATTCTTAAAATAATAAATAAGAATACATTGGATTTGATTAAACAAAAATTACAAAAAGGTGGAGCGTCAAAATGAACATTATAGAATCCTTAATCAAGGTTGAGTTAAATCAACAAGAAGATTTCCTTAAGATCAAGGAAACATTGACAAGAATTGGTGTGGCGTCGAAGAAAGATAAAACATTATATCAATCTTGTCATATTTTACATAAACAGGGATCGTACTATATAGTTCATTTTAAAGAGTTGTTTATGTTAGACGGTAAGCCTTCTAATTTTTCAGATGAAGATAGATTAAGAAGAAATACCATTGCTACTTTGTTGGAGCAGTGGGGCCTACTAAAAATAACTAGTACAGAAAATGTAAGTGAAGGTCTTGCTCCCATAAGTCAAGTAAAGATTCTATCCCATAAAGAAAAAGATGAATGGGAATTAGTTGCTAAATATAATATCGGAAGAAAAAGATAAAGTAAGGAAACAACAATGACCAAATCATATGCAGATTTCATAAGCACACAACAAGCAAAGCTAAGAGGTGCGGGTTTAGTTGAGTCATCTAAAGTAGAATGGATTCCTCAGCCTAAAGTGAAAATTGGAAATGATGGTAAGATTAGCAACAAAGACATTGAGCAAGAAATAAAAACTGATGCACCAAAAAAAGAAAAGCCTGAAGGACACTCTGAATGTAAGACGTGTGAAGGAACTGGTGAGACTAAAAAGTTTACTGGTAGAGCGGGCGCAGATGAAAAGGGAGTGGTGCATGGGCAATATGTAAGACAAGGATGTCGTTCTTGCGGCGGCCAAGGACATTATAACCCAGAAGAAACACGTAAACGATTAAGCACCATTGGCCAACCATTTTCAAGTCGGTTTGACTAGGAAAACCTATGTTCTATAGAGACGTAGCATTATCATTTTGGTATGCTAACTGCGCTCACTATTTAGATCTTATGATTAAAGATGAAGCTATTAAGACACCGATGAAAAAGATTATTGCCGAAACTTCTGAATACATTAAAAATACATCTAATCATATAGATAATGTTTTAGAAGAATATTCAATTTTTCTACACAAAAGCCGCTGATTTAATAGCAATGTAACAATCTCCGATTAAATAATATAGTGTTTAATCGGAGTAATGTTTTATGAAGTTGCAATGTATTTTGTTTTTTTCCCTCCTAGCTTTTTCTTCTCTTTCTCACTCAATTCCAGTAACTCAATACAATGAAGCAGACGCAACGAATCAAGTAACGATTCGTATGTCAGGCGCCACTGCACATGATGCGGGGCTTCTATTATTGTTAAGAAATACCACAGCTGGTTCCGTAATATGTAAATCAGGAACTTTAGATGTGTACATCACTTCAACGAAGAATGATACTCTATATTTCTGCACCGGTGGTATTAATTCAGGCGCGAATAATAAAAGAATTGCTATCTTTAAGGAATCAGATGGTGGGTCAGGAGTAGGTGTAGGGCCACTTGTGCGCGCACAAGATACTCTCAATGTTTCTGACGGAACAACCATCACACGAAACTGGATAGATCCTAGTGATGCAACACTCCGTGCTTCTGCTGGTGTTTCTAAACCAGCTTCAGGCGCATTCGCTGCATACAAGGAACATGCAAACATGCCATCTACCGCCGTCACTACAGTGGGAGATGCTGAGGTAGGAATTTCAGATATTGAGCCGGCAAGATTTGCACAAATTTATAGTCCTGCATTAACTGCGACTGAATTGAACTCCCTGCAAATAAACGGAATCTCTGGTGTTATCTTTGGTGTTCCTGTTACGAAGTCAATATATCAAAGATTACAAGCTCTTCAGTTTCCAACTAGTAGCGTCTGTCACCCGAGTAATGTTGGATATGGAGTAATTAGTGATTCAAGCTCCAAGGCTTCTTCTGAAGATTGTATGCCATCCCTTAATAAAGACCAGATTTCTGCAATATATACCGGCTCAATTGTTACTTGGGATAGGATTAAATCATCTATCAATGGTACTGAGACGGTTGCAAACGTTGCACCGTTTGGCGCACTAACAGATACAAACATCTATGTACAAAGAAGACTTGCCACTTCAGGAACAGAAAGAAGTTTTGAAATCTACTTTGCTGATGTTGGTTGTGTTGTCGGCACTTCTAAATTTCTTAATAAGACCACTCCTCGTGTAACTGAAAACTCAGGAACAAGCAATGTGATTAGTGGGCTCAATGCAAATGAATTGGCTGGCAAAGGTGCAATTGGTGTTCTTACCACTGAAAAGGTTGCTTCTTCTACTGATGGTTGGAGATTTATTAAATTGAATGGGTTCTCACCAAACCTCTTGAACGTGATCAAGGGTACATATGATCATTTCTTTGAATCTACCATTCAATGGAGAAAAGTTCCTATCGCTGGCTTACCAGCATTACCTACAAATAAAAAATCAGTGGCTACTGCAATCGTAAACCAACTAGGTAACCCATCAGTGGTTTCAACTCTTGATGTAGGCTTTACTCATCCATTCGGTCGTTCTGGATTGGTTGGTAATGCTATTAAGAATAAATTAAGAGCACCGACCACCCCGTTTGTTGCAGACGGATCTAATCCTTCAAATTCTTCCGATGTTTATTATAGACCAATTGCTTCTTCCACAAGAAGTCCTGCTGGTGTTACAAATGCTTGCCGGTCGCCTGTGAAGGTCAATAATTCGCAAGTAGGAATGTAATTTTTTTATTGTACCAGTTTACTTAATTATGTGATTGTTGTATAAATAATAGTGTCCATGCCTTCGGGGTGGACACTATTATTAACCTTGCTTAATTAGGAGGTCTACAATGACTAAGGTCTATACTACTGGAAACATATTGGCAAATTATCCAAAAGATTGGAATATTAATTCTTTCTTTGTTGGATACGATAAATTCTTCAATGAAGCTTCTAAGATTCACGACGAATTGGCGAAGCACGTCCCCAATTATCCTCCATACAACGTCAAAAAGATCGATGAAAACAAGTACGTCATCGA